CTGCTGACATGGCATTTACAAGCTGTCATCTAGTGACAGTAGGATGACCAACGTCTTGATCTTTATTTTGTCTTACTACACTTAATCTATGTAATGAGTTTAGATTACTGTAAGTTCTCTCTTACGCCAGCAGCTTACTGGATGAGACCAACCATGTTTATACAGGTATTTGTCTATGTGCCTGTTTTGATATTGCGGGTAATATGACTCTTATCCTATAGAGGAAGAGACAAAGACTACCCTTGTTGTATTGTTGTGCGTAATAGTTACTCTTGTAGTAACGTTAGCTATATTTATATTATTAGTAACAGTGATAGTTATAAGAGTGGTAAAAGGTGGTATTTTGTGGGTATATGACCTCCCATTGAAAGAGAGACACCCAAATAAAATAAAATAACCACAGTATTTATAACTTAATTGATTGTTTTTGTCTCTATGTAACAATAGTTAGTAAGTTAGGTTTGTTTTTAGTAACATTCCATACTATTACTACTATATTCCCATACATATCATAGTTTGGGAGCAGACGTGCTGAAAAGCACGCCTACCCACAAGCTACTATGTTACAATTACGCTTCTACAGTTTCCTGCTTAAACGCATTCAAGCTCTCTACAGCTACAGTAGAGTTGTTAGCCTCACGTATCTCAGCACTATTAGTGTGCTGAATAAACGTAGACTGAGCATTAAGGTCAGCAGTAAACTCAGTAGTTCTATAAATAGCACTATCTCCTTGCATACATACTATTCCAGAGTCACCAGCATACTTTAATTTGTATGTTAGGTCTTTCTCATTGAATGGTTCAAGTTGCTCACGCACAATAATCTTACCGGTTAATGGTTTAGAATGGTCCATAGACTCAAGCAGAGCTATTGGTCCTAATACTAATGCTGACAAAGATTTATCTGCATACCAGCCATTTCTAAGTTCAACGGCCTTTTGCTCATAGATGACAAATCCTATGTCATTGTTCTTAGTCTTAGAGATAAATGTTCCGTCTTCATTCTTGCGTACTGTTACTAAATTGTTCATAATGTAATTATTTAAATATTAATTTGATTATAATAGTGATAAGGCTATTACTGAAAAGGTTAAACGGCTTATCCCGCTAATTATAGTTTGGGAGCAGAGGCATTGAAAAATGCCTTTAGTACTGATACTCTGTCCATCATATATATACTACTGATGAATACAAACAATTCAATGATGTATTGATATTCAGTAGATACCTGACGTAGACAAAGTAGTAGTACACTACTCAGCTTTGCTATGCATACATACCCGTACTTTCTTTTTTTTAGCACAAGTTGTTTGCATTTAGCAAGTGCAGTTAGAGTTCCTACCTAAGCATAGGGGGTACCCTCACCGCAAAATTTAGTTGGGGAGCAGATCATATATACCTCTCAAGCACGCCAAACACATAACTTTTGTGGGGGCCAGGAGGACAATTTAACAGTAGGCGGGGGCATGTTCTTACTTAAAAATTTTTATAGGATTTAGAAATTTAGTATATTGTTCTTATAGAAGGGTTTCACACTAAATAAAATACTATGGCAAACTGGGATGACAATAATGAAGACAAGGGAGGTGGTTTAAATGAGGTGGAGCAGATGCAGATGGACGCAATTATACTTGACACTGCTTACAACAATGCCTGGATGTTGTTGACTGGTGTGATCACGTTTGATGAATTGATGGCAAATCAATTTAGTGAGGGAAGAGAATTAGTGATGGCTTATGATCCAGACAATGGACCGAAGGAAGAAGAGTTTAAAAACATGATATCATACTTCATAGAAGAAGAAGACTATGAGAAGTGTGCACAGTTGAGGGATGTAATGAATAAATCATACCCTGAAACATTTGAAGCATAAGAATTATGGCAACCAAAAAGAAAAAGAGTACAGTAAATGCATCGGGTAATTATACTAAACCGGGAATGCGTAAAAGATTATTTAATTCTATCAAGGCTGGTAGTAAAGGTGGAGCTCCTGGACAATGGTCTGCACGTAAAGCTCAAATGCTTGCTAAACGTTATAAAGCTAACGGAGGCGGATACAAATCCAAGAAATGATGAAAGACTTAACCCTAAATATCGGTAATATAATTTGGATCATAGGTATTATATTTACTATGGGTATTGCATATAGTCAGATAGCACAACTATCAGATGATATGGTAGTACTAGAATCTAGGCTAGAAAAGAAAATCAAAATGATTAATGAGTCGGAAGATAAAATTGTAGCATTAGAAAAAGATATTATTAGACTTGGGCAGTTTCAATGTAAACATAATAAGTAATGGCAAAGACTAAACAACAAAAAAGTCTTACTAGATGGACAAAGCAAAAATGGACAACTGCATCAGGAAAGAAAAGTTCTGAGACAGGTGAAGTATATGCTCCAAAGAAAACTATTGCTAAACTAAAGAGTACTAAAAAAGGTAAAGCTAAATTAGCAGCAGCTAATAAAAAGAAACGTGCTGCAACAAAGAAAGGTAAACAACACGCAAGCCACGGTTTGCATAAAGGTAAAAAAAGATGAGTACAATATTACAAGATATGATGGGTATGCTTTCAAGAAAGAAAGTTGACAAACTTAAACTAGATGATTATTTTATTATATCTAGATATGAAACACCCCATGAAAGATTAAAACCAAATCCAAAGGTGAATACAGAATTAATATTAGCAAAAGACTTAGTATCTTTTGTAAACAATAATACTTCTAAACTAGTCACACTAGAACCTTTTAATCTTTTAGCTGGTGCTGGAGGATCTTCTACAATGCCCACTAATTATGACTTAATAGATATATCTTGGGATGGTCTTGGAAATGGAAACTATATTCTTAATTTACCTCTTGCATCTTCATTACGATATAGAAATATTAGAATTATTACAGATGGTAGTTTAGATAATGGAGCACAAGATAAGATTTTTATTACTGCAGCTCCAGGAGATACTATAGATGGTGGATCAGATTTTGAGATTTCTAAAAGATATGAAGGTGTATCTGTTTGGTCTGATGGTACAGAGTGGATTGTTATACAAGCTAAAGCACATTAATTATGGCAACTAAAAAAGATAGTAGATTAGCAAGAGCAGGTGTATCAGGTTTTAATAAGCCTAAGCGTACCCCAGGGCATCCTAAGAAGTCTCACGTAGTTGTAGCTAAAGTAGGAGATAAGGTTAAGACTATTCGTTTTGGAGAACAAGGCGCTAGTACAGCAGGTAAACCAAAAGCAGGTGAGTCAGCTAAAATGAAAGCAAAGCGTAAGTCTTTTAAGGCTAGACACGGAAAGAATATAAAGAAAGGTAAGATGTCTGCAGCATACTGGGCAGATAAAGTTAAATGGTAGATTATGACAGCAGCACAATTAAGAGAATTAGGATTTACTAAGATGGGTCACCATGAAGATGATGATTGGCCAGAAGGATATTATTATTTTAGTATTGAGTTTGGTGATATGCTATTTCACTCTGGAGGTAATGATGAAGCTGAAGAAGATGGTGGATGGTATATTCAAGATCCGTCATATACAATTAAAATATGGCAATACTCGGAAGCTAAAATGTTAATAGACGTATTGAGACGTAATACGGTTTCTAAAATAAGTATGTAAACTTTTTTTATTTAAACTATTTTTAGTACATTTGTTTTTATAAACTTTTAAAAACGTAAAAATGTCAAATTCAAAAACCAATCCAAATCTTCAAGACGCAGATCCTAAAATGTCAAAAGAAGAAATGGCAGCACGTAGAGAAGAGATCACTGAATTCTACAAAGAAAACATACCTCATTTAGAAATTCAAGCTGACTATGAAGGCTTATTAGCAGCTATTGAAAAATCTAGAGCAGAGCGTATGCAAGCTCAGATGTTTATGGCACAGCAATATGCTAGTCAAAAAGGTGAAGGCCAACCAGATCCTAACACTGAAGAAGGCAAAGCATTTCAAGAAGCAATGGTAAAAGCTATGCAAGGTGAAACAGCTTAAGAAAGGTAGCAGGGGTTCTGATGTCAAAACACTACAGACAGCATTAGGACTTACCACAGATGGGGTCTTCGGACCTTTAACAGAAAAAGCTGTAGAAAGATTCCAATTAGATAAAGAATTAATGGTCACTGGTGTTGTTGATTCTGACACATGGGTATTAGTTCTAAATATGGAACATAATGTTCCTGATGGAATAACTGAAGATACTGATGTATCAACCCAATACTTTAAAACAGATTATGATCAGGTTATTCATAGGCATTATTTACCTAAAGGTGAATATTTAAAAGGACCTATAAAAAATGATTACATATTCTTACATCATACAGCAGGTAATCCTAATCCATATAGATGTATTGATCATTGGGGTAGAGATAGCAGAGGGAGTATAGCTACTGAGTTTGTTTTAGGTGGTATTAATCATAGGAATGGGGATGATGAGTTTGATGGTGTAATGGTACAAGCATTTCCAGAAGGTTGTCAGGGGTGGCACTTAGGTAAGACTGGTTCTGGTTTTATGAACCGTCATTCAGTAGGTTTAGAAATATGTAATATGGGTTATCTAGATAAAAATTACTTAACTTATGTTGGATCTAAATGTATACCTGAACAAGTAACAGAACTTGAAGAACCATTTAAAGGTAAATTATATTGGCATTCATATTCAGATGCACAAATTAGAGAAACTGAAAAGTGGATCAAATATGTAGCTGAAAGAGATGAAATAGATGTTAGACTTGGATTACAGCAGTTTATTAAAAAACACGGTCCTCATAAAGGTTTTGAATTTCAATCTGATGCATTCTATGGTAAAATAAAAGGTTTATTAACACATACCAATGTACGTAAGGGTAAAATGGATTGCTATCCACACCCTAACTTTGTTGATATGATAATGAGTTTATAATTATGGCTATAGTAAATAAAGTAGATTTAAAACATCAAGTAGATATTAATGTTTCAATAAAGTTTCAGATAGTTACATATTGTTTCTTTAATAATACATTGATAAGTAATTCTGACTTAAAGTTTTTAACTGAATTAGCTAAGGTTCAAGAAATAGAATTAACAAAGTTTTGCTCAGATGCAGTAAGTAAAGGTATATTTAAAAGTTCTCAGTCAGCTAGAAATGCAATAACAAAAGCTGAGAAAAAAAACTTATTAATTAAAAAAGGGCATAACAAAAAAACTATTTCTTTAAATCCAGATATTAATGTTCAATCTAATGGGCTAGTATTATTAGATTATAAAATATTAGGACGTGAACCCGAAGAATCATAGAGATTTTAAGAAAGGAATAGCTGATGAAGTTGGTGTTCATCCTTCAGTAGTAGATGATTTTGTTTCATTCTATTATGCAAAGGTGAGAAAGAAATTATCAACTCTAGCTTATCCTAGAATAAATATAGATGGATTAGGTACTTTTTATCTAAGAAAAAATAAATTAGATAAGGCAATATTAAAAAATAAAAGTCTTTTAGGAAACATTGCTAAAAGAACTTATAATGGATTTGCTAAAAGTGAAGATATACAAAATAATATAGTTCAAATGGAAAGTGCAATGCTTCAATTAGAACAAGATATAATTAGAAAAAAGAAGTTTAAAAATGTCAAAGAATAAATGGTCAAAATATCTTGATGTATTTAAAAATGCTGATAAGATTGCTGAAGGAATTAAGAATAACGTTTTTAAAAAGGAACATATTGAAGCAGTTGCTACTGATAGATTTCAAAAATGTATTGCTTGTTCTTTGTTTGATGCAAAAGGTGATGATTGTTTGGCACCAGGCACACAGCCATGCTGTAGTGACTGTGGTTGTAGTTTAGCATTTAAGGTTAGGTCACTATCCTCAGAGTGCCCAAAGGGATACTGGGATGCCTATACAACAGAAGAAGAAGAAGAAATAATAACCAAAAAAATTGAAAATGAAAAAATTAACTAAGGAACAAATAGTAGGGGAATTGTTAGCTGAAGAACAAATAACTAGAGAAGAAGCAGTTACTTTATTAACTGAAAAGGCTACTACAATAATAAATACTTATTCAATTCCTGCGTTTGATTATACAACAACAACAACATAAAAATAAAACCATGGGACTAAAATTTGTAGAAGAAGGTCATGTGTATGAGAGTACAGATGATGAAAAAATAAACTGGCTAAGTGTAACTTCATTTATTGCTAAGTTTAAACCTAAGTTTGATAGAGATGGTCAAGCTAAAAAATCAGCTAAAAATAAAAGGTCCAAGTGGTATGGTATGACACCTAAAGAAATTCTGGCTGCATGGGATGGTGAGACAGCAAGAGCTATAAAGTTGGGTAACTTTTATCATGATCAAAGAGAAGCAGATATGATGGAACTAGATACTATAGGCCGTCATGGAGTAGAAGTGCCAATTATAAAACCAATCATTAATGATGAAGGTATTAAATTTGCACCTGTTCAAAAATTAAAAGATGGATTATATCCTGAACACTTAGTATACTTAAAATCAGTAGGTTTATGTGGACAAGCTGATGTTGTTGAAGTTGTAAATGGATATATTAACATTAATGATTACAAAACAAATAAAGAAATAAAAGATAAAGGATTTACAAATTGGGAGGGCATTACTAATAAAATGTATAAGCCCGTTAATCATTTAGATGATTGTAATTTAAACCATTATAACCTTCAACTCAGTATTTATGCGTATATTATTAAAAAGCACAACCCTCAACTTAAAATTGGAAAACTAACAATTCAACATGTAAAGTTTAAACAAGTGGGTGAAGATACAAATGGCTATCCTATTAATGAACATGTAAATGGAGAACCAGTATTAGAGAAAATTAAAATCTATGAATTACCATATTTAAAGGATGAAGTAAATTCTATTATTATGTGGTTAAAAGAAAATAAAAAATAAAAGATTATGTCAAAAAAAATAGCATTATATGATAATAATTATATAGAGTTAACTCAAGCATTTCCTACTACACTAATTACACCTGGAGATGAGAGTAATAATTATCAATCAACTCAAGAAACTGATTATAATAAAACTAAACCATTTTTTATTAATAGAAATGATATAATTGCAGTAGCAGAATTATATATTGGGACACCAGAAAATAAGTTTCCTGATAGGAGAATGGTTTATTTAAGGAATATAATAACACCTTTTGTTGTAACTCAGTCTGCTGCTTATTTAAGAACACTAATGCTGACAATAAATAGAGATGATTTATATGAAGACGGATGTAATTGTTTTTAAGATATGGTAATAAGATTATTTGACATACAAAACAGCAAGGTGGTATTAACAGAGCACTGTTATGCTTTACCATTTTTAAAAAAAATAATGGATACATATCCTGACACACACATGCAGGTATATCAATATTTATTTTACATGACTTGCCCTAACCCAGATTTAAATCCTTTCTTTAATCTTCCAGAACATGAGAAAGAAGATATTATTATAGAAGAAATTGGTTTAGAAGAATCTCCAGAAGATGGTAAGATAAGATATGCAATAGATATGTGTAAACAAATGTATGAAACACCTACCTATAGGGCCTACGTGGGTATTAAAGCTATGTTAGATAGATTAGCAAGGTATATGGAGGTAACCCCTATTGAACATGGTAGAGATGGTAACATGAACTCTATGATAAATGCTGCAGCTAAATTTGAGCAAATCAGACAATCATATAAAGGTGCATTTACTGATATGCAACAAGAACAAGAAAGTTCAGTGCGTGGAGGTGCTGGATTATCTTATGATCAAATGTAAATGAATAAAAAAATAGAATGGCATTTTTGTTATTGGGATGAACTAGAATTTAATAATAAATCAACAAATAAAAAGAATGAAAAATCAAGTAGTAGTACCAGTGGGGATGAAGTTACTCATAAAGGAAATAAAAGCAGAGTCTAAAACAGCTTCTGGAATTATATTACCTGAAATGGCCCGTAAACAAACATTTCAAGGTTTGGTTGTAGGACGTGGGGATGAAGTAACAGAAATTCAAATAGGGGATGTGGTACAATATGCAGATCATGCAATGCCTACACCAATGCAACATCATGGTGAAGAACATTTATTATTGCAAGTAGGAGATGTATATGCTATCATAAGGTATGAGTAGAATCATACCAACATATGATAAAGGTTTATGGACAACAACTGAATTTAAATCAGATGTAGAGTTTAGAGAATACCTAGAATCCATATTTAAAGAGCCTGGAAAATATGAGTTTAATAAAATTGCACTTAAGTTTAATGAGCAAGCACAGATATTTAATAAAGAAGGTTTTTATTGTAATGCTCCGTTTAGGTCTAAAGATTTTATAGCATACTGGGAAGATCAAAAAAACAAATGTAGATCAGGTGTAATTTATAAAGATGGGGACAAACATTGGTACCTAACTAGAGATTATTATATGTGGCTCAACTTCCTTCCTATCTTTGATAAGGAAGAAAAACATTATGGGTTTGCTAAAGTAAGAGATGCTCAGTATCATATGGCTTTGTATGAAGTAATAGCTGAGTTAAATAATCAGCATGTAGCTATACTTAAAAAACGTCAGATTGCATCTTCTTATTTTCACATGGGTAAAATCATTAATCAATATTGGTTTGAGGAAGGATCCATATGTAAAATTGGTGCATCACTAAAAGATTATATTAATGATAAAGGATCATGGAAGTTTTTAGAGGAATATAAAACATTCCTTAATGAACATACTGCATGGTATAGACCTAGTAATCCAGAAAAGGTATTGTTATGGCAACAGCAAATTGAAGTCAAAATAAACAACAGAAAAACATCAAGAGGTCTTAAATCAAAGATACAAGGTGCTTCATTTGAAAAGAATGCTACCACAGGGGTAGGGGGTCCATGTACATATTTCTTTCATGAGGAAGCAGGAATTGCAAAAAACATGATGCAGACTTATGAGTACTTGCGTCCAGCTATGTCATCTGGTATGATGACTACAGGTCAATTTATTGCTGCTGGTTCAGTGGGTGATTTAGAACAATGTGGTCCGTTAAAGGATATGATTTTAAATCCAGGTGCTAATGATATTTATGCAGTACAGACGGATCTTATGGATGCTGATGGTACAATTGGTATGGCAGGGTTATTTATTCCAGAACAGTGGTCTATGCCCCCTTATATAGATGATTATGGCAACTCTCAAGTTAAAGAAGCCATAGAAGCTATAGATATAGAAAGAAATAGGTGGAGAAATGAATTAAGTGGAGAACAATTCCAGTTAAGAATATCTCAGAAACCTCTAAATATTGCTGAGGCATTTGCATATAGAAAAGAGTCAGTATTCCCACAAGGAATTTTAAGTAGACAACAAAAAAGAGTAGAGGAAAAAGAATACCCATATGAGCTTATAGTATTAGACAGAGATCAAACAGGTATAGTTGCAAAACGCACAAAAAAACTTCCCATATCTACATTTCCAGTAAATAAAAAGGAAGTTGATAAAACAGGATCTATTGTTGTTTGGGAAAGACCAGTAAAAAGCCCAGCCTTTGGTGCATACTATGGATCTATTGATCCTGTGTCAGAAGGTAAAACAACTACATCAGATTCTTTATGTAGTATTTATATTTATAAAAATGCAACAGAAGTAACAAGAACAACTGTGTCAGGTGAAGTAGAACAGTTTATTGAAAAAGATAAAATTGTAGCAGCATGGTGTGGGCGTTTTGATGATATAAATAAAACTCATGAAAGATTAGAAATGATCATTGAGTGGTATAATGCATGGACAATTGTTGAAAATAATATATCATTATTTATTCAACATATGATTGCTAGAAAAAAACAAAGATACCTTGTACCAAAACAACAAATTCTTTTCTTAAAAGATCTAGGTTCTAATAGAACAGTATATCAAGAATATGGATGGAAGAATACAGGTACATTATTTAAAAGCCATTTAATATCCTACGCAATAGAATTTTTAAGAGAGGTAATTGATGAAGAGCTTGATGAAAATGGTAATGTAATGAAACAAACTTTAGGTATAGAAAGAATTCCAGATGGAATGTTACTTAAAGAGATGGCAGCATATTATCCTGGTTTAAACGTAGATAGACTTGTTACCTTTGGTGCATTAATTGCATTTGTAAAAATTCAACAATCAAATAGAGGTTATACAAAAAGACGTGAATCAGAAGGTAATTCTTTGGATAATTCAGAAAAATTGAGTAAATTAAAGTATAGTGGTCCTTTTAGAAATATAGGCCGTAATAAGACATTGGGAAGTTCTAAAGTTAGGAGATCCGGATTCAAGAATATTAAATAGACTAAACAGGTATGAGAGTATTAAACGCAATGCAAATGAAGAATGGGGCAAAAGCTGAAGGCGGGCCTACATTCTCTAGCTTAACCCAACCGGTTCAGTTCTTACCATATAAAGAAAAAACAGATGATTGGGCTGCATGGAACTTAGACTGGTTAGAGCTTCAGGGTATTGAGTTTTTGCGTGTTAACTCTAGAAGACTGCTCAAAAATTATAAACTTGCTAAAGGTATTATTGATAAGACTGATTACATTGTTGAACCAGACAATGAATATAAAGATCTTATGGATACTCTTACAACAGAAAATGAGTCTGCATTAGAGTTAAAGTTTTACCCAATTGTACCAAATGTTATAAACGTACTTACAGGAGAATTTGCTAAAAGATATTCTAAGGTTCAATTTAGAGCTGTTGATGATGCATCATACAACGAAATGCTTGAACAAAAGAAAGTTCAAATAGAAGAATCTTTATTGGCTGATGCTGAAGCAAACCTAGTACGCAGAATGATTGAGATGGGCGCTGATCCTGGTTCAAAAGAATCACAAGAGCAATTATCTCCAGAGGCATTAAAATCATTACCAGAAATAGAAGACTTCTTTAGTAAGTCTTATAGAAGCATGGTAGAAGAGTGGGCATCCCACCAACTTGCAGTAGATGAAGAAAGATTTAAAATGCAAGAACTTGAGGAAAGAGGGTTTCAAGATATGCTTATTGCAGATAGAGAATTTTGGCATTTTAGAATGCTTGAAGATGACTATGATGTAGAGCTATGGAATCCAGTATTAACTTTCTATCAAAAATCTCCAGACCAAAGATATATAGCAGATTCAAACTATGCAGGTAAAGTAGATCTAATGACTGTCTCAGATGTAGTAGACAGATACGGATATTTAATGGATAGTAAACAACTTGAATCCTTACAAGAGATTTATCCAGCAAGATCAGCACAATATCAAGTTAGTGGTTACCAAAATGATGGGGCATACTATGATGCAACAAGATCACATGAGTGGAATACTAATGCACCAGGTTTAGCGTATAGACAGTTTACATCTAATTATTGGAATAACCCAGAAGCAGGAGGAGATATACTTAGTGAGATATTAAATGAAAATGAAGATGTTTCAATGTGGGGTGAAGATAACTTAATGAGAGTTGCAACTATATATTGGAAAACTCAAAGGAAAGTTGGTCATCTTACAAAAATTGAAGATGATGGAGAAGTTACACAAGAGATTATAGATGAGACTTTTAAGGTAACAAAAAAGCCCATATATGATACTTCTATATTTAAACAAAAAACAAAAGAAAACTTATTACAAGGTGAACATATAGACTGGATATGGATTAATGAAGTTTGGGGTGGTGTAAAGATTGGTCCTAACTTACCAGCAATGTGGCAATCAACTATGGGTGATAATATTAATCCTATATACATAGGTATTAATAGAACTAAACCTGGTAGATTACCTTTTCAGTTTAAAGGAGATAACTCTTTATATGGTTGTAAACTACCTGTAGAAGGAAGAGTATTTTCTGATAGAAATACAAGATCTACGTCTTTAGTAGATTTGATGAAAGCATATCAAGTTGGATATAATATGGTTAATAACCAGATTGCTGACATTCTAATAGATGAATTAGGAACAGTAATAATGTTTGATCAAAATGCTTTACCACGTCACTCAATGGGTGAGGATTGGGGTAAGAACAATTATGCAAAAGCATATGTAGCAATGAAAGATTTTCAAATGCTACCTCTTGATACATCTATTACAAATACTGAGAATGCAACTAACTTCAATCACTATCAAACTCTAAACATGGAGCAGACAAGTAGATTGATGTCTAGAATTCAACTTGCAAATTATTTTAAGCAACAATGTTTTGATGCAATAGGAATTAATCCACAACGTCTAGGTGGAGCTGTATCAGCTCAAACGGCTACAGGTGTGGTACAAGCTATGCAACAATCATATGCACAAACAGAAATGTACTTTGTACAGCACTCTGATCATTTAATGCCACGTATACATCAAATGAGAACTGACTTAGCACAATATTATTATAGTACTAACCCAAGTGTTAGGCTACAATATATATCTACAGAAGCTGAGAAAGTCAACTTTACTATAAATGGTACTGATTTATTACTTAGAGATTTTAATGTATTTGCTACAACTAAAACTAACCATAGAGCTATTTTAGAAAACTTAAAACAAATGGCATTAACTAATAATACTTCAGGAGCAAGTATATATGAGTTAGGTAATATTGTTAAAGCAGACTCAATTGCAGAAGTATCTGACATACTCAAAGACTCTGAAACTAGACTTCAAAAACAAAGAGAGCAAGACATGCAGCAGCAACGTCAAATGCAAGAGCAACAACTTCAAGCTAAAGCTCAAGAAGAGCAGCAAAAACTTCAAGTTGAAATGACAGAAAATGACAAAGATAGAAAGAATGATGTTTTATTAGCAGAAATTAGATCTGCAGGATATGGGTCTATGGTTGATATAAATGAAAATCAACAATCTGATTATCAAGATGCTATGAAGGATATAAAAGAATCTACTCAATATAGAGAGCAGATGAATTTTAAACGTCAGGAAAGTGCAGTTAAATCAGCTCAAGAAAATAGTAGGCTTACTGTTGAAAGAGAAAAAATAGCAGCATCAAAACAAATTGCTGATACCAAACTTCAAATAGCAAGAGAGAATAAAAACAAGTATGATGTCAAAAATAGTAAGGACAAAAAGTAGCGTTAGCTATATACTGCAATAAACTTTCACTTTTAATAAAATTTTTTAAGTTTAACTTGACAATTATATAAGAAACATTTCTTATATTATATATGTAAGAAGTTATTAATATTAAAACCAACGAATATTATGAGTACAACAACAGAAACACAGCCTGTGAAAAGCAATGTAGCACAAAATGTAGAAGTTAATTTAGATGAGATATTCAATGCTGCTCCAAGCGGTGCTGATATGCTACAAGATAATAAATCTAAAGCAAAAAATATTTTCTCTGGATTAACTGAAAAAGCTGACATGTCATTTGCTGATCCTGATAAAGATGGTGCAACAGATGTACTAGCTAAATCAGAAGAAAAAGAAGAAAAAGAAGAAGAAGAAATTGTAGTAGAAGACAAAAAGGAAACCTCAACAGAAAGTGTTGAAGACATTTTTGGAGAACTTGGACAAGAAGAAACTGAAGAAGTTAAAGAAGAAAAGGAAACAAGAGGTAGAAAATCTATATCAGGAATATCTGATGTATTTTCTAAACTTATTAAAGATGATAAAATAGTTCCTTTTGATGATGATAAAGATTTAGAAGATTATTCTGCTAAGGATTGGGAAGAACTTATTCAAGCAAACTTAGAAGAAAAAGCTAATCAAGTTAGAAGAGAGACTCCAAAACAATTTTTTCAAAGTTTACCACAAGAATTGCAAATAGCTGCTAAGTATGTAGCTGATGGAGGTAAAGATTTAAAAGGTTTGTTTACTACACTTGGTCAAGTAGAAGAAACAAAAACTATTGATACTAAGTCTGTAAATGGACAAGAAAGAGTGATCAAAGAATATTTAAGTGCTACAGGATATGGTACTGCTGAAGATATTCAAGAAGAAATAGAAATTTGGAAAGACTTAGGTAAGCTTGAAACACAAGCAAATAAGTTCAAACCAAAGCTAGATAAGATGCAAGAAAAAGTTGTTGCACAAAAACTTGAAGAGCAAGAGCTTAAAAAGAAACAACAAGAAAATGCATCTCAAGCATACATGAAAAATGTATATGAGACATTAAAAGAAGGACAATTAGGGGATATCAAAGTAGATAGAAAAACTCAAGCCATGTTATATAATGGTTTAGTTCAACCTAATTATCCATCAGTTAGTGGACGTAATACTAATCTATTAGGTCACTTACTAGAAAAATATCAATTTGTGGAACCAAACTATTCATTAATATCAGAAGCTCTGTGGTTATTACAAGATCCATCAGGTTATAAAGCTAAGATAATGGATAAAGGTGCACAAAAAAGTGTTGAGAAAACGGTTAGAAAATTAAAAAGTGAACAGTCAAATGTAGGAGGAGCATCGTTAGGTGTCAATCAAGCTGAAAAAGAAGCTACTAAAACTAGTTCAAAAAGAAAGATTCAAAGACCAACCAACATATTTAAAAGAATTTAATTAGAAGTAAATTAAATATAAACAGTAAATTAATTATTAACAACAAAAACAATCAAAAATTATGGCAACTCCAGTTTTAAATAATGGGATTTTCCTACGTGATACAAGCTACAAAGCTAGTTCTCATGTTGATTCTTATCACCTTACCCAAATGCTTGGTAACCCTGAGCCTATGGATATGGGACCAATTGATCTATGGGCTATGACCCAAAAGGTAGAAATGCCTTTGTATCAAATGGCTTCATTCGGTGGAAAGAATACAATCATGGTGGATAACGCTAGAGGTGAGTACAAGTGGCAAACTCCTATTGCACAAGATCTTCCCTACGTAGTAGCGGATATTGAACCAGGTAACGCAAACAAAGGTGTAGATGGTACAACATTTAAGATTAAAATTAATAAAAGAACTTTTGGACATGGTGACATTATTACTTATGATAAGTATAATGGACTTGAACTTTACATCACAGCTGATGATATTATCCCAGCAGGTGACGGTTTTGTTTACACTGTTCAATTAGTTAACAACAACAATGCGGCTATCTTGGATAACAAGTATTTAGCTAAAGGTACAAAGTTCTTCAGAAAAGGTTCTGCAAGAGGTGAGTACGGAGAAAGATTCTCTGACATTGAAACAGGTTCTGGTTTCCGTGAATTCTACAACTTTGTAGGAGGAGCAGAAGCACACGTACACTATTCAATTTCTTCAAGAGCAGATTTAATGATCAAAGGCGGATTAAACGCTGATGGTACTGTACCTGTTACTGAAATCTGGAGAAACTTCAACACAGATCCAAACAATCCATCAGTACCTAGTATTGAAGGGCTTGTAGCAAATATGGGTAAAGCAGGAGCTAGAGAAGCATTTGAGAATGGAACTCTTACAAGAACTTTCATTACAAATATGGAAGCAGCTCACTTATCTAAAATTGCAACGGATATTGAAACTTACCTAATGTGGGGTAAAGGTGGTAGAATTAAACAAGACGGACCAGATGATATTAGATTATCTGTAGGTTTATGGTCACAGTTAGATAACTCTTTCAAGAGAGTATATAACAAGTCATCATTTACTCTTGACATGTTTAAATCTGAACTTTACAACTTCTACCAAGGTAAAGTTGAGTTTAAAGGGCCAGACCCACAAAGATCACTTGTTGTACAAACAGGTATTGGAGGTATGCAATTAATCAACAAAGCAATTGCTGATGAAGTGTATGGTTCAGGTCTAGTTCAAAATGCATCTGATATAGGAGCTGTTAAAGGTTCTGGTATGGATTTAGATTATGGTTTTGCTTACACAAGCTTTACTATTCCATTCTTAGCTAACGTTAAGTTTGTATTGAATCCGGCATTTGATAACTTAAACACAAATGACATTGAGAATCCATTGATTGATGGTAGACCTCTAAGTTCATTTAGCTTTATTATTTTTGATGTAACTGATGAAGGAAATGACAACATTCACTTGTTGAAACTTTCTTGGGATAATCAACTTAAGTGGTTCTACCAAAATGGTACTATGGACTACATGGGAAGAACTCAAGGGTTTGCATCTACTGGTCAGTTTAATGGATATAGAGTTTATATGACTCAGACTATGCCAGCTATTTGGGTTAAGGATCCAACCAAAGTTCTTAAAATTGTAATGAGAAACCCTGTAACAGGAGGATCATTCTAGGAACCATAATTAAAGGGGAGGGGCTAATACCTCCTCCCTTTTTATTTTTAACTAATAAATATAACAATCATGGCAGCACCAAAACAAATAACTAAGTTGAAGCAACAATTTGAGAGCCCAGCTTATGACGGTGTATCAAGAGCAGAAACAGGAAACGCAAGATTACTACATGTAAATGAAGTAATATCTTGGATACGTGATGTGGCTGTTTCTTCTTCGTATTTAGATAATGCAGCAGCAATTGCAGCAGGACTAAAGACAGGAGATATATATCATACAGCAGGCTTACTTAAAGTTGTTATACCAGTAGTTGAAGAAGTATAGTCAAATACTTTAGCAAGGGTTAAACCTTGCTTTAGAAATATTAGTAATAATAGAAGCGTATACTACGGTATACAATTTGACCAGAGTAATAATTATTAATTTTTAAAAACCAAAAAATGGAAGATTACACAATTGTTGAAAAGTATCAACATACAAAAAAGACCAGCACTATTGCTATAAGACCATACTTTAATCCTAATAAGGAAAATATGGGTTTAGAAACTTATGGTCTATCCCTACATGATGGGGTATTTCATGAGGAGTCACTTGCATGTTTAGAAATGAACGGAGTGAAGAGGTACATTACTGGATTGAATGAATTTGATCCAAAAGTAAAAATGTTACCTCCCAAAGAAAAAAAGGCTAAAATTGCAGAAATTAGAAAAGTAGTTTCTGAGCTTGAAGCTGAGTTAGCTGCAAATGTAGTTGATCCAGATGATAAAGATTTTTGGAATAAGTTAACTGTCATGAAGCCAGATAACTCTAAATTTTGGGATAAAATTAGTTTAAGATGTGGTAATGATCCAGTGTTTTTAGATGGTGAAGTAGATCCATATGATAGAATTAAACTTCATGCAATTAGAGCAGGTGGATTTTCTATTGTTGCAGGATCATTGAAAGAAGCTAAGAAATCACAAAATAATCCTAAGTTTTATTTAGATACTGTTGAAGAAACTCTTACAACAAGAACTGAATTAACTAAATTAAAGAATAAAGCTTTATCTGCTTTACAAAGTTTGTATGATACTAATCCTACAAAATTAATGTATGTAGCTAAAGTAGCAGATGTAGACAGTGTACAGTATACAAAGAATACACCCAATGATGTTATGTATGAAAACATGGATGCATACGTTAATGGTCATGGTGGAGAGTCAAACAAAAAAAGAGCTGCACAGCAGTTTTTAGATGTTTCTCAACTTGATATGGAAGAATTAAAAATTAGAGCATTAATTAAAGATGGTTTATATTATAGGTTTATTACAACAAAAGCTGGAGGATGGATTGAACCAATTGATAGTGGTATCAGAATGGGTAAAAGACCATCTGAAGTTCTTGAGTTTTTACAGAAGCCGGATAATGAAGATGAACTTCTTTCTTTAATGGATAAGATAGAACCATATTGGAATTCATAAACATATAACTAATGGAAAATAGTACACTCTTAATTAAATTAAAACAAAGGCTTAATAAGCTAGACAGCAATGACTATGATAATATAGAGTGTTGGCAATTTGTTGAGGCTTTTAATAAAGCACAAATAGAGTGGTGTAGAAGAAATCTACATGGTGGAAACATGTATAAGGAAGGTGATGAATTATCTAAAAAAAGAATAGATGATTTACAACCATTACTTAGAGAGTTAAGCCTTACTGGTGCTGAGACAGATGATTACTTTCAGTCAAATAATTTTCCAGTAGATACATATCTTGAATTTAAACGTGTTACTACACAAGCAAAAGATGATTGTTGTACACCAAGGTCAATGACTGTATATTTAGCTGAAGAAGCAAATGTATCATTGTTATTAAGGGATCCATTAAAAAATCCAGATTTTGATTGGGGTGAAACATTTTGTACTATGTTAGGAAATACAATAAGAATATATAGGACTAGCAATTTTAATATTGTTAATCCTATATTGACTTATTATGAAAAACCTGTACTAATACAAGTAGAAGGTTGTGTTGATCCTTATACAGGATTAACAAGTACCACAAATGTAAATTGTCAATTTAAAGATGACTTAGTAGAAGTTATGTTAGATGACACTGCAGCATTAATTGCTGGTGATATAGAAAATATGTATCAAGCACAAAGAGGTGTTCAAGCAGCAGAAAGAAATAATTAATATATGATTTTTAATAAAAATTGATTATATTATTATAGTAACACATAAGTTACGAGCAGAGTAAACTGTTAAAATCTTTATTTATAACCAGTGAGGGTAATGGTCCTTACACAAAATTAATAATTATGGCTTATTTTAATCATGCGTTTAACAAGACGTTTATTGCAGACAGCACGCTGGCAACAGCAGGTACTGCAACAAGCGCTCTTACCGCTGGTCAAGTAGCTTTAGTAGATGATTCCACTTGGGCATCAGTAGCATTACCAGGAGCACCTGTTGCAGGAGCACTTGGCTACGTTGTACAAGGTTCATTCTATTCTAAAGATACTATTGGAAACAATCCTGGACACGGTGGGTACAAAGAATCTGTAAAATCTAAAGGGATCAACCCAAGATATATTACAAGATTATGGCAAGCAAATTGCCTTACTGCATCTCAAGCAACAGCTAGTCTTTCATTAGCAGCTGATTGTGCACCATGTGGTAAAACTCAATTTATGAGAATTGATGTAAAGGGTTCACCTGCACTAAGATTCTTAAATCACAATGCTTATGCAATTGCTGATTCAGCAAACATTTGCTGCATTGATGGACAAGAGTATATTGATCCAGTATTAGTACTAGCTACTATGGCTCAAATGGCTTTAGCTGATCCATTAATCAAGCCTTTTGTTGCTGAAGCATCAGGAGGTGGTATTGTTGCTACTGTAGCAGGTGTTGCTACAACTTACACTATTGCTGAGGCTTTAGACGGAACTTACACACCTTCAACTGATCCAGTTGCTGACCAAGTAAGTGCTGCTGCCAACTTTGTTGGAGCCTATGTTGATACTGTATTTGGTAACTGTTCTTTTGACACAAGAGATCATTTTAATGCTGAACCAGTTGAAATCATTGTTTCTGAATTGGATGAAACAGGTGAAGTATGTAATGACTGTGGTGTTGCTTCAAGAACTCCAGGTTCAATGCAACAAACTCAAGGTGAAGAAGTAGTTAGAGATTTAATCATGTCAGAAAGATACCGTCAGTCTCCTTATAACCAAGGAAATGCTGATAGTGCTAGATTGAGAGAGATTGAAATGTCTGATGAGCTCTTATCTGCTGTAGACCGTACTGCAACATACAAAGCATATTACATCCAACATTCTGTACCAAGATTCAACAATCCTTCTGGAGTGTTTGATAATGATCAGTATGTATATAAGATCTATGTAAAATGTTCTGATGCTGCTGCACAAGCAGAAGTTGAAAAACTAATGGATGCTTTATCTGCGTGGGCAACTGCAAAAGGTAATGATGTTCCTGTTGAAGAGAATGCTTACTGGTAAACTCTAAGACTTTATAGTTGAAATAATTGAGCAGGGGAGAAATCTCCTGCTCTTTTTATTTTATATTGTCTGTTATTTTTTGTATATTATCTATATAGTGTAATAAAGTACTAAAAAATGGCAAGCAAACATATATTAAGTTTAGAAATACCCACAGTATCCAACTGTGATTTACTATGTATTAAAGATACAAGTCAATATAGTTCAGAGCTTGCTGTGGATTGTGAAGAGTTATTAATTACTCTCCCAGGCTTTAGTGTTCCTGTTCTTATAAAGGTTGATAAAGATTTTGATATGTGTCTTACGGCATGTACAATGGCTTTGCAAACTACCGGTTGTGGAACTACACAAGAAAAGATTCCTGATGGTGTTTATATTATTAAGTATAGTGTATCACCTAACTCTAAAGTTTATGTAGAATATAATCATTTAAGAGTAACTAGATTACTAACTACTTATTATGAAGTATTATGTGATTTAGAAGTTCAAGCTTGTCAGCCAGATTCAGAAAAACAATCACTATTGGCTGAAATGAGTTATATAAGAACTGTTATTGATGCTGCTGTTGCCAATGTAGAATATTGTCAATCTGCTGCACATGGTATGCAACTTTATAACTATGCTAAAAGTAGACTAAATAAAATATCTTGTCCATCAGGAGACTGTGGATCTAGTTCAAAATATTTAATGTAAAACCAAAAAGAAATGGCAAACTGTGCTCACTGTAATAAACAATTTACTTGTGGATGTCAAAAAGCTTCATTAGGTAATGGAGTTATTGTATGTAAACAATGTAAAACAAAAGCTGAAGCAGATGTATCTACCTCAAGTAATTTGAATAGAGAATTGGCTAGGCAACAGATACAAGATTTAAGAAATAAATAATATGGCTAAAGCAATAAGATCTTATTCTAATGCTGAAAAAGTAAAAGAACTTGCACTACTAAAACAAATAAATGTAGAACAAACATTTGCAAAACAAGTATATGCAAATTTTCAATCTATTAGATTTGGCATTGAAGCATGCTGTTACACAGATATGGAATTAGCAGTTATTAGAAAAGATTTATGTGATTGGCAAAATGCATCTAGTAATAAAGTAGTAGCTGCAACAGAAACAGCCGGGGTATTTGTAGAACCTTTAGCAAAGATTAACTTAAAAGCAAGTGTAAGTTGTCCTGAGACACCAAGTAGTGTTTGTACAATACTTGACCTAGAAGGAGTATTAGCAGATCAAGGTACATATACAGAATGTTTTGAAGTAGCGTCATCTATTTGGACAGTTACACATAACTTAGGAGAGTATCCTTCCGTAACAGTAGTAGATAGTGCAAATACAGTAGTAGTAGGTAATGTAGAATATATAAGTTCACAACAATTAAAAATAACATTTGCTGCATCTTTTTCAGGATGTGTCTTTTTAAATTAAATATAATAACAACTAAATAAATAAAATAATGGCAGTACAATTTCTAACGGGTTTAAATGTCTCAGGTAATATTAACCTGAACAGTAACCAGCTTCAGAATGTAATAATTCAACCTCTTGGGGCCGACCCAACAGGAGTAGCTGGTAAAATATATTATAATTCAACATCAAATAATCTAAAGTTATATGATGGTAGTGCATGGGTTGATATAACAACAGGTGCAGATGGTGACACAACTTATGATTTATCAGGTGTTGGTTCAACAAATGGAACAGCAGGTGTAAGACTTGTTGGATCAGACGGAACTAATGATGATGTATTAATAGTAGGAGCTGGTACAACAACTGTAACTAGATCTGGTAATACACTAACAGTTACATCAAATGATGAGTTTGATGGTACAGTAACTGATGTATCTTCTGGAACAGGTATTAGTGTAACCGGAAAAACAACAGATACTCCAACAGTAAACATTGCATATTCAGGTGCAGCAAATGCTATTTTAGCAACAACTCAACGAGTAATTACAGATGAAGACTTTCTATGGTACTCTGCAGCAGATGATCAAACTATCTATTATGAACAACTAGGTAAGTTTCCTGGTTTTGGAAAAGATGGTACAGTAACTTCTGTAGGATCTGGAGCTGGTTTAACTGGTGGTGCTATTACAGGAGCTGGAACATTAGCAGTTGATTATGCAGGTACAGATAACGTTGTATTAGCAGCAGCAGATGGAACAGCTGTTACATTACAAGCAATAGATAAAGTTATATTTTCTGATAGTAAAGATAGCAATGCTAAATTTGCAAACTTATCTCAAGTTGCAACTTATATCAATGCAGGTGCAGGTTCTGTAACTTCTATTGATGTAAGTGGTGGAACTACAGGTTTAACAACAAGTGGTGGTCCTATTACAACTAGTGGAACAATTACACTAGCTGGTACATTAACTGAAGCAAATGGTGGTACAGGTAAATCATCATATACTAAAGGAGATATATTATTTTCAGATGCTGCAAATTCATTAGCTACATTAGGAATTGGTGGAAACGGGCAAAGACTTGCTGTTTCTTCAACGGGTGTAGTAGAATGGGTTAATGACTCTGGATCAGGTGTAACAAGTATAGAAATTACTGAAACAGGTAATGCATTAACAATTACTGGAGGTCCTATTACTACTTCAGGTACAATTAATATTGCTGGAGCAGGTTCTTCTTCTCAAGTAATATTGGGTGATTTAACTTTAGGAACTTACACAGTTGGTACAGTTACTAGCGTTACTGCATCAAATGGAGCTAAAGTAACAGGAACAGCAACAACAGTACCTAATGTAGAAGTTGATTACTCTGCAGCTGGTATAGTTGCTTCTGCAGGTGGACATAGCGGTTTTGCAGAATCAGATGATAAAATCTTATTAGGTGATGATAGTGCTGGAGGAGCAGTTGTAGAAGCACCCTTAGTAGACATACCACTTAATGTACTTGGAACTCCAACTGCTTCTTTAAGTATAGGTGGGGAAAAATTAACTAGTGTAGCATCAGGTACTGCAGGCACAGATGGTGTTAACTTAGGACAAGTACAAGCACTTGTAGCCGGAGTTGGTGTATTCCAAGGTGGATATGATGCATCTACAAACTCACCAGCAATAGCAGGAGCAAGTAATATTGCTCTTACAACGGGTGATTTCTTTGTTGTTACTAAAGATGGTACTATAACATTTAATGGAAGCACGGTAGCAGTAGAGGTTGGTGATACAATTTATGCTAATCAAACAATTGCAGCAAGTTCTAATCCTCCAGCTTCAGATTATGCTATAGTAATACAAGATCAAAACATTGCGGGTGTAGGTGCTACAGATGGAGCAACTGAAAAAGGTGTTGCTGGATTTAGTAGTGCAACTTTTGCTGGTACAGCAACTGGATTCATTACTGTTAAAGCAGGTGGAATTAGTGATGCTCAACTAGCAAGTACATTTAACAAAGAGATTGGTACTAGTACAGATCTTGATACAAGTAATGTAGATGTTGTAGATCAGATTAATGTTACTGATGGTGTTATTACATCAATGAGTAAAAGAACATTACCTAATGCTGCAACAGGATCAGTTGGTGTTACAGAGATTGCAACACAAACTGAAGTAGATGCAGGAACAGATACATTTAGATATGTAACACCAGCAACATTAGCAAGTGCTCAATCTAAAAGATCATACACAGGTACTTATCCAGCAACTAATACAAACACCTTTTCAATTGCAACAGGTGTTCATGGATTAGCTAACGGACCTTGGATTATTCAAACTTATGATAGTAAAGGTGGACAGGTATTTATGGATGTTCTTGCTGATCAAACAACGGGAACTGTAACATTTACTGCAACTAGTAATTTAGGTGCAAATAATATTACAGTAGTAATGCAACTTGTAGGATAATAAAGAGTAGAATTTAAAGGGGAAGCATTTAAATCTAGAATTTAGTGTTTCCCCTTTTTTTTAAAAATACGTATATTGCAAACAAAGAATAAAATGTCATGGCTATAAGTTTTTTATCTTCAATAGAAATAAATGGATCATCTAGTGTTACTAGTATAGGTAATGATAATAGTACGTATACTGGTATATTAGTATGGGATGGTTCAGCATTGAAGTATAGAACTAAAGCACAACTTTTATCTGATATTGGTGCAGGAAGTGGAACAGGTACTATAACCTCAGTTACTGTTACGGGTTCTAATGGTTTATCTGGTACAGGAACAATAACAACAAGTGGTACAATAACTTTATCAAACAGTGATAGAGGTTCAGCTCAAAACATATTTAAAAATATTGCAGCAGCTGGTCAATCTGATATTGTTGCAGATAATAATAATGATACACTTACATTTAAGGCAGGTGCTAACATTACAATAAAGACAGATGTTTCTACAGATACTATTGAGATTATTTCTAAAGATACAACAACAAATTATTATTTAAGTTCTGCATCTTTTAGTACATCTAATGGTGTATTAACACTTAATAGATCTGGTCTTAGTGCAGTAACAGTTGATCTTGACGGAAGATATGTTACAAGCTCAGGTGTTACTTCTATAGCTACTACAAACGGTATTACAGGTGGTACAATAACCTCAACAGGTACAATTGAAGTAGATAGCACAGTAGTAAGAACATCAGGTGCAC